TAAAAAGACCGGAGCATTCCCTTCAAGCGAGAAGTGATTTCCTCCCAATCTTTTTTTAGTTCCTCTGGACAAACTTGGTCTGCTGTCTTGCCAGCCGTATAAAGTTCAGCGAACTTGACATTATCGGGCAAGTATGTATGATAGTTCCAAGTAGCCGTTGGCTTGGATGGAACTTCGTCAAAATGAAGCGTGCCGTCATAATAAGATGCGACACAGGACTCTTTGTCGTCCAGCGTTTGAAAAATCATATACCTAGTGTAACACGATTAAGGGATGCTGTCAAGGACTGATTCTTTAAATAACTGCATTTTCAATGTCTCTGCCGCAGAACGATCGGGAAGTACCGCTGCCTCAAGATTACTCTGAAAAGCTTCGCGGCTTTTACAGGGAATCCAGCCAACATTCTTTACCCACGTTGCGCCGTTGCAGCCCAAATGATTCGCTGCATATAGAGCATCGGGGCGGCTCATGTTAGATTTAATGTCGAGTCTTATTTTGTTTTTTATAAAAAAATGTAACTTTTCATAAGCTGCCTGAAGTGATATTTTCTTTTGTGTGGCAAGCCCCTGAATGACGGCTTGCCGCTCGGTTGATAACAATTTAATTTCTTCTTCCGATTGACGCATCTGTAATAAAAATTTTAGAACTGTCAACTTCAAGTGGTCCGACGACAAAACCTGTTTTCTTTCAATTTTACATTGCACGGGAATTAGAGTTTTGTGTGGACCGACCACCTCTTTAATAATTTTTTTACGAGCCGTCGCTACAAAATTGTTATAATAAGTGGTCAGTAATTCTACAGCATGGCTTGCTTCAGTTTCATAGGCTCTGAAATAGTAATCATCAAATATAGTTTTTAAGGTCTTGCCCTCTGGTCCGTCTGCAAACTGAGGAGCTTTTAAATTTATAATAAATCTCCAAGGAGCATGTCGATCTAACACAAACCCATGTTGTAGCAAAGCCTCTGCCATTAAAAGTATGTGGCTGTCCATATAAAATTCTTGAAAAGTTTCTTCATCATTTCCGTGCTTTTTTTCTTGTAAATTATAAACCAGTAAGGTATTGTCCGTTTTATAGTGATTGCTTTTGATGAGGCTTTCTCGCGTAAAGGAAACATGTGCATCCACGCAATATTGAGTAAAGTTCGTTACATAAGAATCAAAGTCGGTTATGTGGGTTTCACGTCCCGTTATAAAGAGCATGGTCTGGTATTGTGAAAATAAATCGTGGTAATAGCTGCGAAATGCTTCATCAATGTCTCGGTAATCTTTATTTGAAAGCTGGATTGTTTTATAAATAGAATCGGTGGGGACGCTCTCTGCAAGTTGCGTCCAATCTTCATTGAATTTATTTATTAACGCCTGAGTGAAATCAAAACCAAAAACGTATGAAGGGCTGCCCAACAACACCTTGGAAGCATTGGGGTACACTGAGTTATTGTCATAATCTATACGCCCGTATAAATACCGTTGAACGCGGATATCCGCTGTTTCATCAAATAGACCCTCCTCGTCAACTAACTCGTCAAGTGTTTTTCTCTCTTTAAAATTGGTTACAGAGGACTTGAAGTTTGATGCGTCAGGAACTTGAATCTTAGTCTGATATTTATTAAGTATTGTTTTCATTCGCTCGACCACGACCAGCCCAGGGTCGACTTGTTCTGCTGGCGCGTGATCTTCTTACTGAAGGTATCGAGTGGGGTAGCAGGAAGAGGGGCTTCGTAAATAGCCTCTAGACGAGTGGAAAAACTATCTGCCTTCCAGTTTATATCCACCTTTTTAATAACATAAAGACCGCCAAGTCCCAACTGAATGGAGTCCCGATTTCTCGGTACAAATCCAGAAGGATCAACAACTATATACATTCCATTTTCAAAAAGAGGATTTCCCACTATATCAATCACCACGTTGTACACCTCTCTAGCTATACCAGTTGCTTGAACGTTTTTTGCGTACATCTGAGCTTCTGCGAACCCCGCCATATTAACCTTCGAAAATGAGAAGCCGGTCACGACCGCTTGGGAACCCCCTAAAATAAATCGAGGGTATTTCGCATACATCTTAGCCCTGCCGGTGCTCCTTTGCAAACCGACATTGTTAGCTGTAATATAACACATGCGATCAGTACCATACATATTAAATTTTGGCTTATACAACGATGTGCTTTCTTTTACAAATTTAAAATTTGTAAAACTGCTGTCAACGAGGTTTTGAATCAAATCAAACAAAAAAGTTCTCAGGGTAATAATCTTAACGCCCTTGCCAGAAATATAACGAGTGAACCATGATTGAAACGTAGAAAAAGCCACGGGGATGGCTCCAATGTTTGTTGTCATAAGCTTGCCGGAATACTTCCCCTTATGATACGATGGCTTTATAAAAACAATGTCGCCGAATCGAAATCTCGTATGCTTAAAAAGCTTATCTTCTTCACCATAAATTTTATCGAGGGAGTTTGTTATAAAAACATTGATTAGAGTGCCTAGCGAAAAATATTCAATTCTTTTCGCTTTATACCCATCGGTCTTATCGTTAGGAGCAGCACCGACAGCAACTTTAGGTTTAGTATTCTCGGCATATTTAATAGATTTCGATGAGACCTTATACTGTGGTCCGGTTGCCATGCGGCTGGGCGTCTCGCCAATACCGCCACGTTTATAAAAGCCCTCCATTGACCGCCAAGGCACAGTTGTCGCATAGAGCTTGTTTGTTGCAACGATTTGTTTATAAATGCTCGTATACGCTTCGCTAATATATTTGTTTTGCCAAGCTTTATATTCTTCTTGATGCTTCGCCTTGATCTTGGTGGTGGCGGCTGTTTTGATTTTTTTCAAGCTGGAGCGCATCTTCGTATAAGCGGGACTGTTGTACATAAAGAGCGCATTTCCTCGTGGATCAGCGAAAAAAGAATCAAGCAATCCCAAAAAATCAATAGTCAAATTGATAGAACCATCAGATTGAATGTCCATTTCATGATGAAGCAATGTGCCATATAACGTTATTTTGGACTTCGCAGAATAATTTGTTAAAACTTTGCGGCTGGCTTTATCTAAAAAATGCCGGTCGCTTAAGGCTTTAAGTTGCTTTCCCGGTGGGGTACTCCATCCAATGGTAAGACGCATGGTGTGATCGTGCATATAATTTGTATCGCCAAGAGGTTGGCTTTTGGGTTCGGTGGGTTTGCCCATCTTCCCCCACAGCTTTTGGGCGGCGGCGGCTTCTGGCGTAAGACTTGGAACGGGAGCAGGCTTGATATCTGCATAATAGTTTATGGGCTTTGTAACATCTTTCTTAATGCCATCGGGTTGCTTCTGTTTCGTTCGTAAATTGCGGCGTAGAAAATCGATGAGAGCAGCGTTTGGCTTTTTGGGATCGCTACTAGGAGGTGAAGTAGAAAAAGCTTTATACGACGAAGCAAAAAATTTCATAGAAATCCTGAGATTCACTTCTTCTTTATACTTTTCTAATCTCTCAATCGAAACGGATTCGATACTGGTAAACTCTAGTTTATCAGCTTCCTTATTCTTGGTCTTTCCAATATTGCGTGGTGGCTGGTGATATTGTGGGCTATAAGGAACCGACTTGCTGCCTTCCAATCTTTCAAGTTTAAAATGAGGTTGTAATAATGAAAGCTGGGCTGGGGTTAGAGCTAAAAATTGTTGCAGGACGTTGTGGTTGTTCAACCGCGCATGTTCAGAATACCTAATAGAAAACTTTGCGACGGAGTTTTTAGAAGGAAAATTGAAATCTTTGGGTTCGTGAAAAAAGGAGTCAGGATGGCTTATCAACCATGCTTGATCACTCCATATTCGGTTACTGTGAACGCTCTCCTTCACCCCAAACTGCTTTGCGATCTGTGTGACCGAGGCGGCGAGTGTGGCAGCGGTTTTTCTTTTAGCTTCATCTTTTTCTTTTTCGGCAGCTTTGGCAGCAGCCCTGCCGCGAAGACCGGTGCGAGCGGCAGCGCTTAGCTGAAGTCCTTCGCCGGCAGCGACAGGCTCGTCTCGGCTGCCGCGTTCTCTAACATTTACTTTGTATACAGTGTTCTTGAGTTCCTCTTTGGGAACTTCAGCAGTACTAAGAGCTTTTTTAGTCATTATTCAATCCCCACCAAGGCGAGTGCTTCTCTCAGCACCAAAGGAACATATAAAACATCTCCGCGACTCAGTTGGAACTCCGTAGGCTTTTTGTTGATCCACGCAAGCACCCACCACAATTCAGGATCACCATAATATTCATTTGCCAATTTTGCGTATGTATCGCCAGCGCCCCATGTCCTGAACTCATATGAGGTGATTTGATTAATTTGTTGTTGAGTGGGATATGAAAGTATCTGCGTTGCATATTGCAACACAAACTTCTTTTGTGTGGTATACTTTTTAAGAAATTCCCACGAAGTGTTGTCAAATAAAAATTTTTCTTCTAAGCGTAATCCCATTGAGTTTACTAGCCCTTGTTGGTGTTCGGTCCAACGTTTATATCTCCCGGCTGTCCAAGTGACGAGTGTGGTGGTCTATCGGAGGCGAACAACGCCTTGCCGGTGGCTACCTTAACGGGAAACATCGTGTCGGTGAAAGCATTGTTGGCGGCGGCGGTGAAGCCGGGGCGTTTATTGTGGATAACATTAAACTCAAAACTCATGTCCCATAGATTGGGAAGCATGGGAGCCGTTGATTTTGCGGTGGCGGTTTTCTTACCAGCTTTATCGTAGAGTGTCTGTTTACCAATATTATAAAAAGATCCCTCGGAAAGATTGGGAGTAAGTGAGACCCCATTAAGCCAACCAAACAAAAAGTTGCCGTTGTCATGTATGACGTTGGCGACTTTTAAACCAACAATTGGTGAGCTTTGAGGAATTCCATCACTGCTATAAGTTGGATAAAGTGACATTATAATTCTGTTTAATTTTTTTTGGTAGCTGGCGGCTTCTGTAACGCTCGACGCCACTATTCTTAATCCCAACGAAACCGCCCTATTTGTTCCCTGAAAAACTCCCACTTGGTCTTGAAAGCCATAGGCTTGTTTAGCGGACCAGTTGGAAGTAAAGTTATCACTGAGATTAGTAATAAAAGCAGGAAACTCCGCGATTCGACCCGACGTCAACTGCGGAAGAAAAAATTGAACCTGTAACAGCCCTCCGTGGAAATTTTTATGTTGTTTTGCCATAGTTATATAAATAGTTTTGTTTCAAAAATATCATCAAGGTTATGCGCCGAGCGGCATTAAGGGGCTTTGCACAGCGCCATTAACAATCGGCACGGTGACCTTCGCCAACTGGCGCTTGTCCACCGTTAAGTTAATATTGGCGTTTGTTGTCTGAGTGCCCGATGCCTGACGGGCAGCAGCTTGAGCCTGTGCGGTTCCCTGAACGGCACCTTGCATCGCAGATGTGTCTTCGCCGGGAACATATTTGGCAGCAAGACCGGCGGCGGCGAGGGAACCCATTGGACCCATGAATGCGCCGGCTCCTGTCGCGCCCCAGACGGCGGCGTCTCGTAGTTGATTGGCGGCGCTGGTTTTGCTGCCCTCAATAGCGCCGGTCGCATATCCCACATCTCTGCCCATCAACGCACCTTCAATGGCAATCGAGGCGGCAGTGCCGATGCCGGGAATAGTGGAAAGCCCACCGGCAACAAGCTCGCCAGCCGCGCCAACGTAATCACCATCCATAGCACGGTGAATGGCAAACCCAGCACCCAGAATAAGCCCAAGGACAGGAACTTTTTTCGCGACGGCAACGCCTGCGGCTTTTGGTCCCATCTTGGTAAGTGCCCCGCCAACGCCTAGCGCTGCGCCGCCAGCCACAGTTGCAGCTACCTTTTTGCCGACGCCTTTGGTAGCGCCCTTTGCAACTATTTCCGCAGTACCTTTTTTTAAAGCTCCTGCGGCGGCGGTGCCGTAAAGGCGCTTGCCGGTTGATACGCTCTTGACGACATCACCACCTTTTCCGAAGAGTTTGGCACCTTTGCCAGCCGCAGCGACAGTTTTGCCAACACCAAACGCCCCCTTGATCATCTTGAAAGTTCTTGAAGCCATGAGCGCACCCAGCACTGTACCAATAGTAGCAAATGCGAACGCCACCGCCAAGATGACATCGGGGTCCATCTCAGCAATGGCATCAGCTATTTTCATGATCTGGGGATCAAGCTTCTTGGCAAGCGAGCCAAACGCTAGTGTCACCGCATTCGCAGCTTTATCCAGAGGATCAATCGCGGCAGCAGCGTCCTTGGCAACATCCTTGAGCAGCTTAGTATTATCTTCAGAGGTCTTTACCGCTTCAGCGCTGACATTGGAAAGATCGGCTCCAGCCAACCGTCTCAAAGAACCTACCTCCAAGCCAGTTTGTGAAATAACTCTAGCAAGTTGAGGAGAAATGTTCTCCAAATCTACACCCGCATCTTGTAATCGTTGACTGATTATCTGTGCGCGTTCAACATCGGTTTTACCAACCAACTCTAACGAACTGATTGACGTGCCCAAAGCTACATTCAACTTTTGAGCCATGTTGGCTGCGCCTTCGAAAGTGTCAAACTTGGATGTTATATCGAGAATCTTGCTCATCTCCATCCCAGTTTTTTTAGAAACAACCGCCAACTCAGAAAAGACTTGGATACTTCGCGGACCATATTGATTCAGGCGCTGCATATTGGCTGCAAAAGTCTTTACCGACGTACCGCGCAGTTGGTCGAGATTTTCATCGATCGCAGCTAAGTCTCCGAGCGTATCCAACAAAGCAGCGCTACTTGTTTCGCCGAATTCAAACATCCGGCTGTTTAAGACCTTCATTGAATCGCCGGTACTGAAGCCAAGTTTGCCCAGTTTGGCAAAAAGAGGTGCGTTACTCTTCATGGTTTCGCCCAGTTTGGCGTTATTGTTATACATCTCAGCGACGTGCCCAGCATATTCCCCGGCTGAAATGCCTATTTTATACAACTGATCAAGATAGCCCTTTTGTATTTTCGCGGCTTTCTTGGTTGACATGCCAGATTGGACAAGGCTTACCCTGACCGCTCTTAAATTCTTGGATACTTCAAGAGTGCTGGCTACCATATTACCAAGGAGATCAGAGATGGTCCAGAACGAGGCGATCGATTTAGCAGCGGACGCACCCATCTCTTTCATGGATGCCTTCATGTCCTTCATGGAGCGGTTGCCCTTTATCAGATCGGCAACCATCGAGTCCAAGCTTTTTCCTATTTTGGAAAAGGATTTGGACCACATTTCTGACTGTTTAACAGACACTCCGAGACGACCAGCGGCAAGCTCCATCATCCCGCCAATGGCTTCGGAGGCGTCGCGGCTCTCTTGAAGTTTTTCGTTTCTTTCTGTTAAAAGGTCGTTGCCTGCTTTAAGAGCTATGTTGGCTTCAATGAGATTTTTTTTGGCTTCTTCTTCTCCTTCATTGGTTTCAAGAGCCAATTTATAAAGTTCTTTTCTAAGATCGAATTGCTCTTTGAGAAAGGAAGTTTCAGTTTCTAGTGTTTCTTTCTCTCTCTCGGCTTTGGAAATTTGCTTTTTGTCAAGCTCTTCTCTGATGCTCCACTCTTCTTTCAGCATATCAAGGGACAGCGCTTGCTGTTTTTGGCTTACTTTAAGCGCCTTTTCTTTGGCTTTAATTTGGTCTAGTGGCGATAGTGGTTTTTTTGCTACCATTGTTTATTATCCTACTGGATATTTGATTCCTGTGGCTCTCTCAAAGTTTTTTACGGCTCGGTCGAGTTTCAATCGACTTGCGTAAGTCTTGGGATCGGTCAAACCATAGCGTGTCGCGGCTTGCATATGCGCTCGTTCGCCCATAAGAGCGCCCGCGAAGCTTTGAATTTGGGAAGGCATTCCTCGAATACTGAGGTTAGAGCCTCCGACCATCCCGCCAAATCCCATTTGGTCGATCATGTATTTTACTTGGGTGCCGAATTGTCTCATCCAAGATTCGTCAATTCTTTGTTCATTTAAATTAATAACTGTGGGTTCGTCCATTTGTAGTACCTCTCTTCCAATAAATAGTCACAAAAAAAAGTTCCCCTCATCTAAAACGAGGCGAACCTTTCGGTTTGTTGGCTTTTTCTATGGCTTTGTTTTTTTCTTTGATTTCTTTGACAAGCCTGTCAAACATATAACGCCTAAGACCGATTGGAAAATTATAAGATTCTGTGAAGCTTATTCCTCCATAATAGACGAGATAAAAAAGCATCTCATAGGCTTGCTTGCCATACTCAGGAGTCAGCCCAAAAAAAGTCTGCCGTCAGGGGCAGTCCTACCTCCTGCTCTGTATCACAGAATGGACACATAAAATCAAATGATGTGTCTATATCTGGAAGTACATGATCATACGCCAAGCGTATTCGCCTTGAATCCATAATGGGCATTGCTTCTAAACACGAAGAAATTTGAAAGGAATCAGAAACTCCATTGATGGACAGAATTATTTTCTGTAGCCGAATCAAAAGATGATTGACGGGCAATCGATGTTTCTTGCGTTTAGCCACCGTTATGTCTATATCTTTTTCCTCTCTTCCTGTTAACAGCTTAAACTCCACCTTCAACTTAGATTTGGGTAAATCTACTACAAAAGTGCCAGATTCTGTTGGAGATATCCAATCAACGGTGTTTGCGTCTTTGGTAGCCAAATCACTTAAATCATGTTCCACCTCTGTAGATTCGTCGCATTTTGAACACTTCACCTTAGCAGTATAAAGATGCCCCAAACCGGACGCTCTTGCTGCAAACACTAGGGCATTTTTATCCCCAATGAGAAGGTCGTCCAACTTAATGGATTTGTCAACCATCAAGCTTCTTAAGAGCTTGTCAATCACGACACCATTTCTAATATAATTGGCATTAAGAAGAATGTCTTCTTCTTTTGTCGTCATCACCTTCATTTCAAGCTGTTTTTGCCCGTGTAAAGGATGATCTTCAGCATAAAATTCCCCGCGAGAGGGAAGATCTACAAATTCCGTGCTGGTCGGAAAATTTAATAAATTTTGTATTTGTTGGGGGGGAGTGGTAGAATTGGTAGAACGATTTGTTTCTTGTTGGCTTGTACCGAGCCTTTCTTCATTTCTCATGTAACCTCTATTTTATGTTTTATGCACCAGCTTCATAATTAGCCCAATCATATTGAACTCCAACTGTAACTTCGATAAGGCTTTCTTCTGAATAGCCCTGCGTGCCATAGTTTACACTGGTGATAATGGGATTGACTAATGTCCAAGTACCCTGCGGATCGCTTGCGCCGCCTGTACCAAGTTGAGTAATCTTTATATCTCCCAACTTGTCGGCGAAGCCCATTTTAGACATTGTAGCCTGATCGTTGGAGTTAACAGGCATCTTAACACCAACCTTGCCTAAAATACTTTGGAGTTTCTTTGCCACCGACTGTGGTCCAGCCACGTCATAAATGGTAAACTCAACAGGTGACCATGACATTTTACCGGGATAATAAAACTTATACTGAGTATAATCTGCTTCGATTGTTCCTATCTCAACCGCTGGTAAAGTGGCACCCTTGATCAAAAAACTGCCGATGTTTTCAAACGCAACAGTATACTGATAACTTTTCTTTGGTTCTAATTGGGGTGACGTCCAAAATTCTGACATAATTTTTAAATCTCCTTATTACTCAAATGTCGCTGCCGAGTTAGTAATGATAAAGTCCAAAGCAATGAACTCAATTGATTTAGCCGGTTTTAAGAAAATCTTGGCATACATAATATTTCTATCACGAAGCTCTGGTGTGGTTGTAGTTTCATCTAAAATCAGCCTGTAATCTTCTAAACCAAATCCAGCTTGGATATCTCGGAGGATTGGTTCGGCTAAACCAGTAAATTTCTTCCAAGTCTCTGGGACATTTTGCTCAAACAATAGATTGTTTGCCACCGCTGTGATTTGTCTCTTGGTGTAGATCAGCAACCGACGAACATTAATTCGATCCAGTGCTGAACGTGTGGTTTGAAGGGTTTTCTGCCCCAGAATCACAATCCCCTCATTCGGGAAAGTTCCAATGGGATTAATGTTAGTCTCGTACAAATCATCTCGATCTTTCGAACGCAAACGATCCGTAACTCCTACCACGCGAACGCCGCCGGCACCCTTTGATAAGCCGCCGCGAGTAAAACCAGCAGGCGCGAACCAAGGATCGGCATTCTTATCGGTGTAAGAGAATGCACCAAGGGCTACAACTGAAGGGGGAACCCACAGATTAGCGTCTCCAAAAGAATCGCTAATGCTAACCCAAGGATAAAATGCACATCCAAAACTTGTGTTAAGATTGCGTGCATTTAAGTTATTAACCGTGTTTGTTACTGAACCGATTCTTGCCGAAAGAGCAGATGCGTTTTCCGAAGAAGGCTGGAACCCGCCAGCTAAATCAATGACTGCCAAGCAGTCTCCTCGATCCTCTGCTATATCTAACATTTTATTGGTTAGACCAGCAGTTGTAATAGCCGGGGCTGTAATGACATTGGTCAGTACGACTTCACGATCTCTAATAGAGTCCATTGCCACTGTTAATGAGTGATAAGCATAGCTGCTTCGCTCTGTTTCACCAGTGGTGTTTCTATTGGCAAAGGGATCTTTTTCTGTGATATCCAGACCATCAAACCCACCAAAGAGTGGCATCGTGAATCCCTTTGGAGACAGCGTACCAGTAAGGATAGAGTAACTGCCGCTCTTCGCAGTAAGTGAAGTGCCGCCGACCCTCGACCCACTTGAATAGGTCATATTTCCATTTGAGACAACAAGATCATCAAGGGTAAACACATGTGAAAACTGCGTGAGCGTTCCTTCTGCAAAACTATCAATGTTAACAGGCTTAGTACGCAAGAAGGCTGGAATAGAGTCATCATAAGTTGAAGAGCCTGAACCCCGCGTAGTCGTAATGCCAAAATAAGCTGCCTGTGGGCTGGAAACATCACCCGTTGCGGTTGATGTTCGTAAGGGGACTGATGGCATGGAAATGGAACAGGTAGCTCCGTAGGGAAGCAACCAATCGCCGACGCCGCCATATGGTCTCGAATCAACACCGCTACCGGTGCCCAAGTTCGGGTTAGCGCCATCGGGCAACGATGCGGTGCCGACAGCAAAATCAGCCGCACCGAGAGTCGAACCTGAACCCAAAGTAATGTTTCTGTATTTCTGAGGTCCGTAATAACCATAGGGCAACAAGATATTGTCCAGCGCACCGTCATCTACCACTTGTGCCATTTCGACACGGAAATAACGTGAACGATTTTCATATTGTCCGTATTCTTTGTATACTCTGGAATCATTGTCCCACGAAATGTATCGGTCGCCGATCTGGGTAGCCACATAGTTGGGAGAGTTAGGATTAAGTGTAAGAGAGTTATACCTTTCAACTTCTTGAACCTTTGCATCGTTATCACGCAACCTGCGAACCACAACATTGAATGTGCCAAAGCCAGCCGGATTCTTTGCGGGCATGATGTTTTCAATGGAAATCTTCACTGCTCCTTGGTCATACTGTCCTGTTTGTAAGCCATGAAATTTAAATAGCTTGGTTACGCTCGCGGCTAGGGTGGGATTGAAACTGCCGGTCGAGCCAAGTTTATCTTGAGAAATAACCCAGCCCGTTTGACAATCCACAAATCCCTTACCGAAATTTGCGCCGTCTCCGGTGCTGCCTTTATCAAGGGGAACAACCATCGCGAAGGCGATGTTGCTTGTACCCGTTATAACTGATTCAATGGCGCGGTCGAATGTCTCACCTAAAAAATAATCTTGTCGATCAGCAGTGGGCGTAATGCCCGTAGTGGTTTTAGTGGGATTGGTATTAAAAGTTGACCGGATATACCTTCTAGAAGTACGGTCAAAGCCACACGCAGTCTCAATTGTACCAAGACCGCCAACAATACGCACAGTGGCTTCATTGTTAGTAGTCTTTACAAGGGCACACGCACCGGTCAAAGCGCTATCGGCACCGACGCCGTGGGCGTCTTCAACCGTGCCACTAAGCTCAACATAAGTATCATCATCACAGTAAAAAATTGCGCCCAGCGTACCTTCGTGCGTGCCGCCAGATCCAGAGTTAAAAACATACAAACCGTATGCGCCGCCGCCTGTGGCAGAAAAATCAGCAAGTTTCCATCCGGCTTCGCCGCTGCCAACGGTATAATTCTCATCTTGGCGACCCAACAAGCGAACAAAGTTTATTGTGGAACTATTTCTCAACCACGCTTCAGCCGCATAGCCACCATAGGTTGGCGCACCGAACTCAGGATGTCTGAAAGCATCCACGTTTTCTGAGCCATTGATGGGGGGACCAAAGACTGTAACGAACTCTTCCATCGATTCGACCTCCACGGGTCTCATCGCCGGTCCTCTCAACGAACGACCAATAATGGTTGGTCCTTCAGGTGCAGGAACAGTTGGTAGTTCGGAGTTATCAATCTCATTGATAAAAACGCCGGGAGATACAAATTTGAACTTTTTTACTGACATCGTTTAATCACTCCTAGAATATCACTTATAAATAGTAACAACTCCTTTGAAAAGAAAGCTAATCCTCAACAAATGATTTTGCGCCTTTTCTGATAGTCGGGACTTCGCCCACAATTGTTCTTTCCTTGTTAAACTTTATAATGACCGCGTTTTGAGAAGTTTTAAGTACGGCATCCTCTATATTTTCTGGGCGTGGAAAAAGAGCGCCGCGTGTTGTAATGATAAATGAGGTGTCAAAATATCTTTCCCCCGAATCTAATGTCTCCGAGACCTTATCAAAAGAAAACTCATTAGGAAAAGTCATATAATAAGCATGACCTTCATTTTCTACCTTGATATCCCGATAATTGTTTGCTGTTAAAAACCCATTTAAAATCTGGTTCATGTCCGTTAAATAGCTTGTTCGAATAAGAATATTATATTTTGCCACAACAGCCGTAACATTTTCGGAATAGAGTGTTTCATATACTACCTTTTTATTATCAAACTTTTCATTACTTACCTTAAATCTTTTCTTCGCGGTAGCATTGGCAAATTTTCGTGTATTAAATGGCATTATTCTTCGGGCTATCGCAAAAGAATTATTGCCGGGAGTAAACGGAAATCCATCAATATCTTTGGCTATCGATTCCCGATACACAGTTATCAACGGATATATAAGTGTTTCCCGATTATCACGCAACTCTTTATTTTTCTTGATTTGATACGCACGTTCCGCAGACGACCAGAGTACAGGAACTTTTTCGCTTTCACCATTACGAGTGGTATAAAGATTTAATTGGGTATCGACGTAATTAAAGACTGCGGTGTCCATCGTTTCTATCGAAGACTCTACAAAGGGCTGTTCCTTTAATTCAACCATCGAACAAATTCTCCCGCGCCTTTATACATGTAGCCGAAATCTCATACTTTTGTCCGTCTTGCCCAAACAATCTTTTAGATCCTCGGGTTTCGACTATTTCATAAAAATCACCATCATAATAAACAAAATCCCCGATACGGACCACCAGCTTTTGATCCTCTGTTAATCTTTTACGATGGAAATAAACATTAATTTTTTGCAGGCGATCGATGCCCGTCTTATTTTGGAGAATTTCGGAAGGCTGTGTTTCAACTCTTGCGTACACTCTCACTGGGGGCAAAAAACTTTTTTCTTTACTTTCTCCATAAATAGGATGAAAGTTTGAAGTTTCTAAATCAATGGCGTAATATGCGATTTGCTGCCCAATAACGTTTTCAATGAGTTCTGTGTTTACTTGACGAACCAGCTTTCTTTCTTTGTCTCCGACAAAGAGCGGTGGTGGTGGGGCTGGTGGTCTAGTAAACTTTGCCATTCATTTTATCCCACAAAAATCGGAGTGGGAACTTGCTGAAAAACTTTGCTGGTTGCATCTACAATTTCCGCATCTCCTTCGGCTAAGGCTCCGTAAGTTAAAGCGTCTAAGAGTTCTTTCAACTCAGTTTTTAATTTATCTTGCTCTTCGCGAGCTTGACTAATCAAGGCGTCGCCGTTAAGGGTTACACTGTCGTTTGGAATAGGAATAGTGGAAAACTTGGAACGCACTTGCCCCAGTATTTCTTTACATAACGCTAGCGCGTAACGGCGAATCCACTGTTTACCCACAGAATTAATATTATCATACGGAATATTAGCAAATGGAAGAGTGTTCATATTATTAACGCCCTTTACCCCGCGCAAGCGCGTGGTGTCCACTGTGTTGGCATCTTCTTCTACCGTAAATGTAAACCAAATGGTGTCGTCAGCGTCAACACTATCACCGGGAGGTGGATAAACCTTTAAATAATTATTTTGAAGTTCATAAGAATAGTGGGAAAAGCGAACATTAACACTATCTTCAAAAGCCATCGCTTGTAAGCGATTTTGCCATGTGGGAATAACTTGATAAGTGCTATCATCGGCGAATTGTCCATAAGTTGAAAGATTGCCGACCACATTCAAGCCGCCATAATACCCAAAAAATCTCCACATAACGCTGGGGCTTTTATAATAGACATCCCGAATAAGAACTTTTGTATTATTAATTTTATTGTAAAAATCAACCGTAGAAACCGAACTACTATTTTGCACGATTTCCTGAAGATTATATTCTTGTTGATTACTTATCAACTTAAAACTTGCCGAATAATGAGTTTGAAATCCTCCCACCCCGGCTTCTGTGGAAATACCTTCTGCGACTCGGCGAGCATAACCAAAACCAAAGTTGGGAAAATCTCTTGATGCATCCGACGCGCCTGCTGATACCTCTCCATCCTCATCGAAAGAAGAAGTTGCAGCGCCCAACATATCTGATAAAACATTTTTAGCCTGATGGGAATTTATAAGATAAGAATATTCTAAAACCGCTTCTTGATAGGAAGCATATACATTGCCTTCTTTTATTTCAATATCTAAGACATCGCCGCCGAGCTTTTTATAAACATAGGCGACTTGATCAGCAGCGCCGCTAAGAAAGGCATCGACTCCGCTGTAAACTGTAAAGGGAAGTTCAGCGGCGACGTTTCCAGCAGTCCCGGTAACAGGCAAAACGGCAGTACTTACAGTGGAAACTGGTTTAAGTTGTGGCACGGGCATAGTTTTAAATCCTCTCACATAAATAGTTTGGCAAAAGAGAAACCCCCCGCCTGCCGAGGCAGACGAGGGGAATCTTTTAATCAGTCAACGACTAGATTATACCAAATCTTCGACGATTACCAGACCATACATGTCTGGACGGACCATCTTCTTGGCGTAGCGAGTCATGACACCCTTACGCGGCACAAAGTCTTCCGTACCAAAGATGGTAGGAGTGACCTGTAGCGGAACGTAAGGAGCATAAACGTAACCACTTTCTAAGAAGCTATTACCCCTACGACCCACGAGAATAACATTCCTTGGGAAATAAGGATCGACCCAAATGTCGAACTTCTTGCTGAGTGAACCAACGTTCATCGCACCGGCAGTGCCCTTATTACTGTCAACAGCAACATTAGCACGGAAACCAGCAGTGAACTCAAGAATACCGGCGACTTCGGGACCACAAACTAAGAAGTTTGCGCCACCGCGAATAGTCTTGCGGTGGATTTGAGCCGAAACACCATTGATTGTCTCAATAAGCGTCTCGTACCACTCGCTAACCGTACCAGTGAAGTCGGGAGTACCAGAAGCACCAACCTCAACACCAGTATCGCGATTTACGAACTTACCCGCATCTCGGCTCCAGTATTGCACACCGGCACCCTTTGCAGCACCTTGAACGAGATCGTTCAAGATTTCTTGATCGATTTCTAAGGCAATCTGCTCAGAGAGAATGCTAGTAAGCTCCACTTCAGCATCCAAGTTGTGGTAGGCATTAAGATCCTGCCCCAACTCGGGCGTCCATTTCGCCTTCAGCTTCTTGGTGTCGGCAGTGACAGCAACACTATTCACCTTGATGTTAATCTCGGGAATATTGGGCGTGTTTTCCAATGCCCAGTCCGCAGCACCCTTAACGGAGCCAACGCCGTCGCCTGTCGTCCAACGATCGATCAACGCACCAGCCCAGTTATTAGTATCCAAAGCGGTAGCACACTGATCCACCGTTTCTGAACCTGTCGCAGCGCACACAACAAAACATCGTGTCGTATCATCAGGATCAATCCGCGTCAATCGGCGTTGCACCAGACCATTAGTCAGAGCGGTAATCGGCGTGAGCGTAATCAAATCGTCCTGCAACATGTATCCATCCACAAGTTCGGAAACCGGGAAAGTTGCAACAGCAGCATTCGTACCAGAGGGAATATCTGCGTCATAACGCAGATAGCGATCAAACGTGCTGGCAAGTAAATCGCCTTTGAGAATATCGCCATTATCGGATGCTACAATGCCGCCGCCGTATGTACCGGAAGCAAGCAACGTGGTTGTCAAGGTAATAGCACCAGTAGGCGCAGCATAACCATTGTTGAGGGAGTACGGACCCTCTTCTGCGGGACCACCAGTACCACTGATGAGCAAGCCACCAGTAATCTGATTACCGACCCGATTACCGCCATAAATGGACTCATCGGCTGTAGCCACATTACCCAACTTTGAACCCTTGTAGACGAAATCCATGAAGAAAATCAGACCACTGGGCAGACTCATCGGTTGAACGGAGACAAGATCATTGGCGATCAACTCACCAAAAACTCGTCGGACGAGCGGAAACGCGACGGCTGAAAAGCCTTCAACATCTCCTGCCGCCATTGTAGAAACTTCGCGAAGAAGTTCCTTGGCTTGGTTCTCTAAGAGCCGAGCCATAGTATTTCTCTTGACATCGCAATCGATACCCTCTAAAAGACCGGTCTTTTCCCACTTAATCATGAGAGCAGCACCTTCTTTACCGAGGTCGCGTGCAACGATGCCTTCTGTCAATTTCTTTAATGCAGACATAATTGTTTACCTCCTATGGTTTATTAATTCCTGCAAGCTTCTTCCAATGATCATACATCGGAGAAACTTTTTGTTTCTCTTCTCTTGGTGTAGAAGAGAGGATGAGGGAACGTGTTCTGTTTACTGCCTCAACCAATGATTTTGGTGCAGTTTCTTTGGTGCTACCCACTGATTCTTTTAGAGTCTCATAAACCAGTTTTGCTTCCTCAGTTGTTTTGGCTTTCGCCAAGGACTCGACAATTTTATTCTTTTGTCGGGTATTAAGTTCTTGTGTCTCCAACACTTTTGTTGCATAAAACAACTTAGCGTTACGGAGGTTTGCCTGTGCCACCCTGTTCTGCATCTCTGTTAGAACTTTTTTGGCTTTGACAAGATTCTTTTTTGATTTCTTTAAGCTCTCGGTCAATTCAACATTTTGATCCGTGAGCTTTTCGTTCTTTTCGCGTTCGCGTGCCAATTCTTCTTCAAGCGCTTGACCCAGAGCAACGAGTTGTACGTTTTCTGCTTTATCCCCTTGAGTAGAGCCAGCCCAGCCGTTTGAAGGATAGATGGACGCGATATCAACATCAACCTCTTCAAGTAAAGTGGCGAGTTGTTCTTCTGTAAGTTCTTCCATTATGGCTTCTACATCTTCTGTTCCTTCTTCGCCGCCAGCCATAGGTTCAATAATTTCTTCTTCTCGATCAATAATATCTTCTGGGGTGGAGGGGTCCATCTCCGCATCCATAGCAGCACGAAGTTCGTCAAAGTCTATTTCTATTTCTTCGGCGTCATCAAGTTCACCAGAAAGAACAGCAACTGCGGCGTCGGGAACTTGAGCCATTAAGGATTCTTCGCCGGGACCAACCTCTGGACCCATGTCGAGTCCCATTTCTTCCTCTTCTTCGCCCATTGCACCAAGGTCTTCATCGCCTGCGAGTGCTTCGTCGTCCATTGTTATATCAAGATCTTCCTCTTCCGGTTGTTCCAAAAGGTTTTCAATGGTCTCTTTTAGTTCAGACGAATACTTTTCGATTATCAAATGCTCCGCATTTTTAAGGGCGGTTTCCTTTAACTCTTTGGCGTCAGCTATAGCCTTTTCGAACAATGACGACATTTGCGCTTCTCCTTACAGAAATATTCCCTATAAATAGTATCTACAGGAGTAAAAACTCTTTCTACTTATTTCTTTGCTGTTCGGCTGCTTTGCGGGCTAGCCTTTTTCTACGAAGCTTTTTCTGGCGTCGCACCGATGAAGGCGTTTTATAAAATCTTCGATCTCGGACTTCTTCTAAAATCCCTTCTTTTTTTACTTTTCGGGAAAATCTTTTGATTAGCCTATCGGCTGGTTCTTTATAACGTGCGTGGACCGTGACGTGTGCCATTTTATCTCTTTTTGCCCCGCGCCAAAGTTTTCCAACTTTTGCCGCCTATCGCCATGATGCCCGAAATATCCACGCCGGGGTCATTTGGAGCCACGGTGGCGAGCGGGTTGCCGGGGGACGGGTCAGTTGGAGCGGTCATTGGTTCAACTCCCTCAAAAATATTTGTGTAGGCTTTGTTTCCTATAGCTGATGTGAGTTGTTGACGTTGTTCGTTTAAGCGGGCTTTTTGAAGGTTGATGGCTTCTTGATTATGGTTGGACTCTGGTTGTCGGTGTTCAGAAACAATATGTTGCCCGTTGTGGGCAACATTCAGCCCATTGGCGACCTCTGTAACAACCTTGGTCAACACGCCACTTTCCATAATAACTTCATGGATACATTCTTTGATAATGGGCTTGATAAGTTTTTTTAGTTGTTCTCGCTTCATTTCTTCCTTCCTACAAGAATATCATTGAGCGCACGATTAATGCGGTCTGCCTTGCAGAATAGGTCACGCTCTTTGCCTTCTTTCATCAAATATGCGCCGGGAGTTGAGGCTTCCGAAACAAGATCGAAACAAATAAGTTGAAAATCGTCTTCAACAAGCGTAGTATCGCCATCTTGTCGAGTAGAGCCTAAACCACGGGAGGAGATTCCCATTGAGCCGCCGTCCATAACAATCTGCTGGGCAATTTTGCCAGCGGGAGTGTTTAAAAGCTTGAGCGTTCCAAAAACGCCTTCGCCGTCCATTTTGATTTCAGTTACAATATGCGAAGAGTTTTTCAATTCCACCACAGAACTATCAGGATGGTCAAGTTCTCCGTAGGAACGACGTTCACGCACAATCTTCTTATAGTTTTCTATTTCGCGAGCCAGTGCGCGAGGCGGGTAAACTCTGCCATTGCCGTTTTTCTTGTTAGCCTGTTGAAACAGCCCAGAAAGATAAATAAAGCCGTCATCGGTCTTGACTCCTTCGGTTTGTCGCTCCAATAAAAAATACTCAGTAAGAATTTGTTTCTTGCTCATAGTCACGACCCCTTGCAACAGTTGGTTGGAGGACGAAGCATCCAGTGATTGTCTGTAAAAACGCTAATGTTGATTCCCATTATTCTCCACCTTTATTTTTATTCCCTCATCGCCAAAAAGTTGACTTAGAATATAACTTGTCCCCGAACTGAGCCATCCCAATAAAAATGGATTGACCAAGTTGAGTTCAAATGTAAATAGTTCCGTGTAAAAAGAAACACCGTAAACAAACACACCAACCCAAAAACCCAAGCACATTGAACACTGAAAGAGTTCTCCGAAAAAGCCCTGAGTTGGTCTAATTGGATCAAAGATTGACCCAAACACTAATATTTGAGTTAAGCCATACGCGGCTAAAATAAATATAATTAGGGACATTATATCCTGTAAATAAGGGGAGTAACAAGGGGATCTTTGGGTAGCACGCCCTTGTCAGCTTCTTGTGGGACTTCACCAAGCTCCGTAGAATCCGCGTCATCGGGATCTAATAAATATTCTTCGACTTCTTCTTGGTAATATTCATCATAAACTTCCGAGCTTTCTTTGTTGAGCCATTCACCAATATGAAAAGTCACCAGTTGCACAATGGAACGTTCTTCGGTCGGCTCTACTAAAAGCCCCTCCAAGGAAGCATAAATATTTCCCCCCTGAATAGAATCAAAAGCCACTAAGCCCACATCGGCTAAATAGGTTAACAAGCGTTTCATGGCGGCGTAGGCTTCATCCGTGTATTTGGAATCTTTGGCGAAAGCTAAAACTTTATTTTTATCTTTTTTGACGATGACATTGATATGTGGGTGCGAAAGAAACATCAAGTTGCCGTCCAAAGATTTTTTAACAGCGATTTTTCGTTGAACTGCTTGCTTCTTTGCGGCGCGACCGACTTTGATTTTAATCGTCATTAGATTGGATCTCACTAACTAATTTTTGTATCTTGAGAATATCGACAATGGCTTGCTCGGAAAGTTTTTTGTTTTTTATGTCATCGAGGATTTGAATTATCTTTTGGGTATTCTCTGTCATTATTTCATCTTCTTTTATTTCATTGACATCAAGACCTTTTTGCAAAGTGGAACGTAAGCGATCAATCTCTTCATTCAAAAAAGATGCCAACGAAATTTGATCATTAATAAACAACCCAAGAACCATCTTTTGCTCGGACAACAATGAGGAATATTCTTTATTAAAAGTCTTGACATATTGTTTGAAAGTAAAATCGTCCAAGCCTTTCTTTTTCTGAACGTTTTTTGTGGGCGCAGTCATTTGTTTGATGAGGGCGCTTTCTAAAAGCACTCGCGACTTGGCAGAAGTATCGTCATTAAAAAGCTGTGCTATCGAAGCTAACGAACGATAGTTGGGGACAAAATTATTATAAACGCGGGGTGAAATGGTTTTATTAACCTCGGAGATTAAAAAAGATTGATATTTGAATACTTGTTTTTTATCAAGTTGGCGGTGTTCGTTGCGACACTCCACCACAATCTTTGCTGCGGTAAGATGGTCTACGTTTTTTGTTTCGTAAATGCTTTTATAAAGTTGAAGTTCTTTGTAAAGGGGCTTCCCCTTAGAAAAGTGTTCTTTGATTACTTTTAAAACTTTATTTTTCTTCTTCTTGTTGCCACGGACCACAGCTTTGGTCATTTCACGGACAAGCGCTTCAAATAAAAACGCCGTGTTCCTCTTCTTATTGTGCTTTCGCTTCATTTACCTTCTCCAAACTTTCTATTAGTTTTTCGATTTCCTTACTGGAGTTCAAAATCTTGGACTCCATGTCTCCATAAATAGTTTTGTTCTCGGCAAAAACGTAGCCGTTGCCGAGTTTACTTAGTTCTTCTGCGCCGGTTGCTCGCTTTGTAGTCCGCTGACCCCCAACTGGGTTGGCGGTGGCTTTCAAGTGTCGTTTCTTTGCGCCGTTGGATCGCTTATCTACCTTTACGG